CGTCGAGAACATGTCCCAGGCGATGGGTGTCCTGAACGGCATCGTCGGTACCGGTGACATGACGATGCAGAACCTGGCGGACGCTTTCGGAAACGGCATGGTTGCCACTGTCAAGGGCTTCGGTCTCAGCCTGACAGATGTGGGTGCCGCTCTTGCCACATTCGGTGACAGTAATATCCGTGGTGCTAACGCAGGTACTCAGCTCCGTATGTCCGTCATGGCTCTGGCGCACCCCGTGGCCACAGGCGCGGATGAGCTGAAGCGGCTGGGGCTTGAGTCTGACACCCTGTCCAAGGACATGCAGTCCGGTGGTCTCCTCAAGGCTCTGGAAGACCTTGAGTCGCACATGAAGAAGGCTGGTGTCAGCGCCAAGGAGCAGGGCGACGTCATCACTACCGTCTTCGGCCGCAAGGCTGGCGCTGGTCTTAATGTCCTTCTCGACCAGATGGACCGCCTGAGGTCTAAGTATCCGGCTCTCCAGACCGCCTCCCAGCAGTTCGGCAAGGACTGGGAGATTGCGTCCAAAACGTTCTCCGTCCAGGTGAAGAACCTGGAAGGCGGCCTTCAGGCGCTGATGATCACCATCGGCAACAAGTTGATTCCTTCTGTGCAGAAGCTCGTCAACCTCATGCTGAACAACAAGGGCGCTACCGTTGATCTGGCAGCGGCTTTTGCTGTTCTGCTCGGTGTGATCATCACGACCTCGCTGGCGATCAAGACATACAACGCTTATGTCTTGATCGCCGCAGGACTGAACAAGTTCTTTACAGAGACTGCTGTCGGCATGCGCGTTGCCACTCTTGCTACGGCTGCGGCAACTAAGATATGGGCAGCTGTTCAACTGGTGGCGTCTGGGGTCGCCAGCATAGCGGTAGCTGCTTATGATGCCATCAGCACATCGTTGATGTTCATGAAGGCCGCGTACGTCAACAATGGCCGTGGCTTCAGTGGCATGATGGCAGCCTTTTCGCAGCTGACACCACTCAAGGGTGTCAAGGATGCCTTTAATGCCATGCGATTGGCCTCCGTTCAGGCTGGCGGGGGTATCGCCGGAATTCAGGCAGCATTTGCCTCTATGAGTACCGGGGCCAAGCTCGGCGGAACCATTGTTGTTATCGCTGGGCTTGTCCTCGCTCTGAAGAGTATTGCTGATCTGAGCAAGCAGGCTCCAGCGGACATTGACGCTCTGACTACATCACTCACCAATCTCGGCCGAACAGGTGCAGTATCCGGCGAAGCTCTACGTGTATACGGAAGTGACCTGAGCGGACTGATCGAGTCCCTCAAGTTCGATCCGTCCACCATGAACGGATTCCAGCAGTTCTTCGATAAGGTCGGCAGCGGATTCGGACTTTTCGGTGACACACTGAAGGAGACCGCAGAATCCGACATCAAGCCTCTTGACCAGGCTCTCGCTAATCTTGTCCAGAGTGGTCATGCAGATATCGCCGCAGCCGCCCTGAAGAAGGTCATTGATGCGGGCGCAAAGACTGGTACGAGTGCGGACAAGATCAAGAGTCAGCTGACCCAGTACAACAATGCGCTAGACGGAACCAAGACCGCCAGTGACCTTGTTGCGGACTCTCAAGGCAAGTTCGGTGAGGCTGCGCAGAAGGTTCAGACGAATCTCGCAGCTCAGAAGAAGGTGGCCGATGGTCTCCGCGAGTCTCTTCAGGCGCTTGATGCTGTCAATCAAGCGGCGTACGGCTCGGAGACAGCGTTCTATCAGGCCATCCACGACCTGAATAAGGGTCTCAAGGACAATGGTAAGACGCTCAACGTCCATACCGAGGCCGGTCGTAAGAACCGTACGCTGATCCAGAACATGGCGGCGGCTACTGATGACCTGACAGCGAAGATGGCCGACCAGCACCGTTCATGGACTTCCATCAACAAGAAGTACGACGAGGGCTACAAGGCCCTTGTCAAGGCTGCGCGCGGTATGGGTGACACGAAGGAGGAGGCGGACAAGCTCGCGAAGTCGCTTCTTCACCTCCCCAAGGACACCACCGTTGCCCTCAAGACCAACGCTGACGTCATCCAGGAGAAGATCGACAAGCTCAAGGCGAAGATGCGCAGTCTTCCACCGAGCCAGCAGGTTTACATCAAGGGTCAGATCAAGGACCTGGAAGCGAAGCTGGCTCAGGCCAAGGCTGACATTGCCGGAGTCCACGGCAAGACCGTGACGCTCTACTCCAAGTACGTCAGTGTCGGTAAGCAGCCTGGTACCGGAACCGTTCTCAAGGCTGCGGGCGGATTGCTCAGTGGTCCTGGCACCGGGACTTCGGACGATATTCCTGTCATGGCGTCCAATGGTGAATACGTCATCACCGCTGCCGCCGTCCAGAAGTACGGACCCAGGTTCCTGGACGCCCTGAACAGCAGGTCCCTCCCGGCACTCGCCAGCGGTGGCGGTGTCAGCAGCGGTGAGAAGTCTGCCCGGAGCGGAGCGGCCGGACAGTTCGGTATCTCGTTCTTCGGAAGGATGGCTGGATACCAGCGGAATCCTTTCGAGAGTTCCACAGCGAACGCCGGATCACTGAGCGAGCTTGTCAACACCTTGAATCAGTGGCGCTCCACGATCAAGCAGGCTCTGCACGGAGCGCAGGAATCCAGGCTGCTGGAGCACCTGACCAGTTTCGGCAGGAGCATGATCGCGCACGAGAAGGCTCTCACCAAGGTAAACGCCGCATTGGACGCGGCGAAGACCAAGTTGTCGAGCCTGAAAGACGCGGCGGCGCAGCTGAAGGACTCCGTGTCCTCCGGCATCATCTCCGGCGCGAACATCACCGGGACAGCCCAGGCAAACGGTCTTACGTCCACTGGCCGCATTCTCGACCAGCTCACCCAGGACCGTGACAAGGCGCAGTCCTTGGCCGGTGCCCTGGCGGAACTCAAGAGCCGTGGCCTGAACAGCCAGTCGCTCAGCGAGATCGCACAGGCTGGCGTATCCGGCGGTGGCCTGGCTACTGCCTCCGCGCTGATGTCGGCTTCGGGTAGCGACATCCAGCAGATCAACCAGCTGGAAGCTCAGCTCAAGGGATCCGCCACGGCCGCTGGTAAGACCACAGCGGACGCGATGTATGCCGCGAGCATCAAGGGTGCCGACAAGGTCGTCAGGAGCCTGGAGAAGCACCAGGCGGCCCTCGTGAAGGCGATGGACCGGCTGGCCAAGCGCATGGAGACGCTGATCGAGAAGGCGTTCCACATCAACGGGCATGCTGCCGGTGGAGCTGCTGGCGGCTGGTCCATGATCAATGAGATGGGCGCGGAACTCGTGCACCTTCCGAACGGCTCGACAGTGTACCCGGCCGGTCAGTCCCGGCAGATGATGTCCCGACATGGCGGCTCGAACGAGCCGATCGTCATCAACCTGGAACTCGGAGGTAAGCACTTCGAGCAGATCTGGGTGGATACCGGCCGCCGCGCGGTCCGTACCCGTGGCGGAAACGTTCAGGTCGCTCTCGGCCGTCCAGGATCGTAATTCGGCGGCTGGCGTGTAACAGCGCCAGCCGCTTTTCGCAGAGGGAGATACGACTCGTGCCGTACAAGATTTTCAATGCGGCTATGGCCACGACTGCGGCGACAGCCAAGGTCACCACGGGCACGGCCATCAAGACAATGCTACAGATCGCCACACCGGCTACCCGCCAGTTCCAGGTCATCTCGTGGGGATACACGTGCGATAACGCACCGACCTCCTCCTCAGTTGTCGAACTGCTCCAGACAGACGTGGCAGCCACTGTCACGGCGCATGTAGCATCCGGTGTCCAGCCCATCGATCCGAATGGCACTGCATCCCTCTTGACACTGGGAACCTCCGCAACCGGCTACACCGCCACAGCAGAGGGCACGACAACCGCTTCCCGCATCTTTGACGCAGTGGAGATTCCGCCGTCTTCGTCTGGTGCTGCTGGCCTGTGCTACTACCAGCAGTTCATGCCGGATGAGCGGCCGATTATCCCCATCTCGAAGTTCTTGCGCGTGCGCGTGACATTTGGCAGCGCCGTGAATATGCTGTGCTGGGTTACTGGCATTGAGGTGGGATAACACATGACCAGCGGTCTCGCTGCGCGGCTGGACGGATGGCGGCGTTGGCGTGGTGCGTGGGTCAGCCCACCTGCCGCGTCAGGCGAGGCCAGCAATGGCAATCCCGTTCAGGCAGAGTTGTACCTCAACGGCGTCTGGACGGACATCACGTCGTACATCATGGTGCGCGACAACTCCGGCAACATCGCTATCACTAAAGGCCAGCCGAACGAGAGCACCCTGCCGGACAAGTCCACCTGTACTTTCCTGCTGAACAACCGGGACGGCAGGTTCTCCCCGCGTAACCCATCTGGCGCTTACTACGGTCTTATCGGTCGCAACACCCAATTCCGTATCAGCGTCCCCTTGAACACGGGGAAGAATTACCGGTTCTGGGGCGAGATCTCCGAGTGGCCGCAAAAGTGGGACACCACCGGAACCGACATCTGGGTGGAGGTTCAGGCGTCAGGGCCGTTTCGTCGTCTCAGCCAGGGACGCGCTCCGACGAAATCCGTATTGTATGAGGCCTTCACTGACGGCTCCCTTGGGACCTTCCAGGAGTACTGGCCGTGTGAAGACCCGGTGGATTCAACTCTGGTTGTATCGGCGCTGGTCAACCATTCGCCCATGACGATCTCCGGGGCTCCGGTCTTTGCCGCGTTCGACCAGTTCCCCACATCGGATCCGCTGCCGACCATGACAGGTGCGCAGTTTACTGGTGGGGTAGCCAAGTACGACAACCCCACAGCCACGCAGGTTCGCTTCCTGCTGTTCATTCCGGCAGACGGCGCGCCAGACGGCAAGGTCATTTGTCGGATCGCGCAAGAGAATAGTTCAGCTACCACAGGATTTTGGGAACTTGTCTACACTACAGGCGCCAGTGTACTTCCCCTGGGGTCGATAAGCCTGTACCAGCTCGACGGTGACGGCGCCCAGCTGGGGATCACCCTTGATTATCCGCATGATGTCCGGGGCAAGCTAGTTCGGGTTTCCATAGAGCTGGAGGAAAGTGGCACGAGCATCACTCGTGCTCTGCGTGTTCTCACCCTGGGAGACACCGAAGCAGTTAGTGTCACAGATACAGCGTCACTTACAGCGCTCACACGAGTTCTCTCTATTGACATGTGTCCGGACTCAATTGCCGCAACAGTCACTCACCAGGGACGGGGACTCACCAACGGTTCAGTAGGTCACGTCACTCTCCAGACTTCGATTACCTCTGTGACGGATCTCGGCCTGCGTTTCGACCCGATCGGGGAAGTCGCCGGACGCCGCATTCAGCGCGTATGCAGCGAGCACGCCATTGCTTTCGACAGCATCGGTAACCTGGACAACACCGAAGCGATGGGCAACCAGACCAAGCTGAAGCCTCTGGACCTCATCAACGAAGGCGCTGCCGCCGATCTCGGAATCGTCTATGAGAATCTCAACGCTCTCGGAGTCGGCTACCGGACCAGGGAATCCCTGTACAACCAGGATGCCGCGCTGACTCTGACGTACGCGTCCGGCCAGCTCTCCGAGATCCCTCTCCCAACAGATGACGATCTCCTCAGTCGGAACAGCATCGCGGTCACCAACAGCAGCACGAGTAACTCATCCACAGCGGAGCAGACAACGGGCACGCTCTCCACACAGGACCCACCCGTGGGTATCGGCGTGTATGGCGAGTCCTCGTCCATCAACGTGGCCTCGGATACGCAGTTGCCCAACCAGGCTTACTGGCGGCTGAATCTGGGAACGGTGGATGAGGCGCGGTACCCGCAGATCTCCGTCAACCTGGCGCACCCGCAGTTCGCCAATAACGTTGCGCTGAAGAATGCCGTTCTGTCCCTGCGAGTAGGCGACAGAATTGATCTCATCGGTCCTCTTCCCCAGCAGGCACCGGATAACATTTCGGTGCTGGTGGTCGGATTCTCCGAAACCATCACGCATTTTGAGCACCGGCTGACATTCAACTGCGCTCCGGAAAGCCCCTGGCGGGTCGGGGTCGTGGAAGATTCTGTCCTTGGGCGACTGGACACGGCAGGATCGACGCTGGCAGCAGATGTCACTTCTGCCGATGTGACGTTCAGCGTGACTACGACGTCCGGGCCGGTGTGGATCGACTCGGCCACCTACCCGACGCACTTTCCATTCGATGTGCGTCTCAGTGGCGAGACCGTCACCGTCACCGCCATCACCAGTACCACCAGCCCGCAGTCTTTTACCGTGACTCGCAGCATCAACAGTGTCGTCAAAGCCCAGACGGCAGGCACCGCTATCAGCCTCGCCACCCCGACGCTCATAGCCCTGTAAGGAGGTCATCGTGTCTTCGCAGTACCCGACATTCTTGGCTGGGCAGATCCTCACGGCGTCCCTGCTGTCCTCCTCGCAGCCCATGGTGGCGATCAAAGCCAGTGATACCGCACGGTCGTCCACCACGACGACAGCGGCTGACCCGGAACTCCAGTTCTCCGTTCTGGCCAATGCCGTTTATGTGATGGACGGATGGCTCAAGGTTTCTGGCGACGCCACTGGCGACATCAACCTGGACTGGTCCCCGCCAACAGGATCCACAGGTGAGTGGATGGGGCATGGGCCAGGAAACAACGTCATTTCTGCGACCGGCGGTCCCGGTGTTCTTGCTGCTGATACAGCGGAAACTCGCGGCTACATGGTACGGCTGGAAAGCAACGACATCGCCGCCGCGCGAAGCTTCGGATTGATCACCTCTACCGACCTGCTCACCATCGTTCTCAACGGAACACTGCGCGTCGGGTCCAGTGACGGAACCTACTCTCTGGACTGGGCGCAGGTATCCTCGGTAGCAACAGCCACCACTATCTATGCCGACTCGTGGATTCGTCTTCAGCGCATAGCATAGAAAACCAAGGGGAGAAACACATGGCACTGCATTACATCGAACAGCGTCCCCTGCCCGATCGCGGCCTCGGACGCCATGTCCATCACGATCCGCGTTCCCTGGGATACGCCCACGGTGTGCTGCCGAAGTCGGCGATCAAGTCGGTGGATTGGACGCGGCGGGCGGCAATTTTCAATCAGGGAAACCTTGGGTCCTGCACGGGAAATGCCGCCACCGGACTCCTGGCGACTGATTCCGCAGGCCGGGTGGCCTCCACAACAGTATTCATCACAGCCGCCGGAGCTGCCGCATCCCACGGTCTTTTCACCAACGCCTCGTACGTTCTGGATGAGGCTTTCGCTGTCAAGCTGTACAGTCTCGCGACGATCCTGGACAGCTACGCAGGGCAGTACCCGCCGACCGACACCGGTTCCTCGGGTATCGGCGTGGCGAAGGCTCTGAAGGCACTGGGGCTGGCTTCCAGCTACACGCACGCCTTCTCCCTGGCTGCACTGACCTCCGCGCTCCAGAGCGGTCCTGTGATGATCGGCATCCCCTGGCTGAACTCGATGTTCTCGCCCGGAGTCGACGGCCGGATCCTGGTGGACGAGATCTCGGGAATCGCTGGCGGTCATGAGATCGCCCTGACCGCATACGACGCTGCCACCAACGAATACCGCATCGACAACTCGTGGGGCACCTCATGGGGAGTCGGCGGATCCGGGTACTTCTCAGCCACCGACCTGACATGGCTGCTCTCCCAGCAGGGCGACGTCACTGTTCCCGCCTGGACAGCCGCGCCAACTCCTCCACCAGCACCCGTGCCGACAGGAATCACGGCGGCTGAGCTGGCGAACAGCGTGCGCGCGCTCTTCACGTCGCAGGGTGTGTGAGGAGGTAACGGCATGACCATTCAGGGTATCGACGTCTCCAACTACAACTCGGCGACGTATTCGCTGACCGGATTCGATTTCGTCGTGGTCAAGGCAACGCAGTCCACGAGTTACACCAACCCGAAGCACGCCGCCCAGGTAACGCGGGCTCGTGACAACGGTCGAGTAGTCGGCATGTATCACTTCCTGGTGACTGGCAATATCCAGGCGCAGGCCGATTACTTCGTCCAGCACGCGGCACCACAGGCCGGTGAATTCCTGGCGTGCGACTGGGAAGTGAACCCGCTCGACAAAACCAACCCGACCAACGCCGAAAAGGACGCCTTTATCAAGGCGGTCAAGAAGCTCAAGCCCGGGTTGAAGGTCGGACTGTACACCGGCCAGAGTCAGTGGAAAACACGGGACACCACGAATTACTACGGTGATTTCCTCTGGATTGCCCGCTATGGCGCGACGTCTCCGGGGGTAAGTACTCCAGTAACGATCTGGCAGTACACCAGCACACCGCTGGACACCAATATCGGCTACTTCGGCAGCAGGTCGGAGATGGTGGCATGGGCCGCCGGGGAGAATCAGGAGACAGACGTGGCCATTACCACGGCAGAGTGGGACAAGTTCACAAGCATTTTGCAGGATGTTGTGCCAGCAGCTGTGCTCACCAGGGATGGCATCATCGCCAACCCCAACCCGGACACGGCTACTGACAACCCCTACATCGCGCTGGCGACGTCACTGCGGAACATCGAGACCGTGGTTCGCCGTGCGGAAACTGCGGACAGGGCAACTGCTGCCGCTTCGGCAGCCGCGATCACCACGCTCACCAACACCGTGGCCACGCTGGCAACGAACACCGCAGAGCTGGATCCCGCAGCCCTCATCGCCGAGATCAAGGCGGAGATCGCCAAGGTCACCATTTCTCTCGTACCCGGCAGCTGAACGGAGCCTGTCATGTCTTTCCCCGACACCAACGTCATTTTCAAGACTGCTCAGACCTACGCCAAGGATCTGGCGGAACGCGTCATCTGGACGTTCCTGCTGGCCGCTGGTGGAGTAGCTCTTGCCTCTGGTCCTGCGGACATGTTCCATGTCTCGTTCTGGCAGACCGTCGGAACCGCTGGCCTGGTCGCTGTCGGTTCTCTCGTCAAGGGCATCGTTGCGAAGTTCCGGGGTGACCCGAACAGCGCATCCCTGGCCAGGGACGTCTAATGGCCCAGCCTGTAGACAGCATCGCAATCGAGCTGGAGCGTCTACGGGGCACTTGCTCGGAAGGTTTCGCACGGATCAACGGCCAGCTCGACGTTTTAGTGGAACGATCAGACCGCACCGAGAGAGATCTCGAAAAGCTCCAGAACAGAGTTAATGCTCTGGAGCGGGCTCGGTGGGCAGCAGTAGGTGCTGGAACAGTCCTGGGGGTCGCCTCAGGAATTGTGTCCAGCATCCTGAGTAACGCAGGGAAGTGATTCAGGACAGGGGAAGGTCATACCACTGACCTTCCCCTCGTCCATGGGGGCTGGCCACAACGTAATGCCATGCGGGCCCGTCCAGGAATACGTGGAGATTGGCACACGTACTGGGCGGCGACCCCGGGTTCACGATGATGGCAGCCGCCTGCTGACCCGCCCGGAAACCATCAGGTAGGTGTCCGGCCTCATGCAGCATGGACGTCACATCCGCCTGGCTCAGGGTGTACTTGACGATCTTGCCGAGAGCCGGAAGCATGACATTCCTCCTGTGGACACGGACTGCCACACGAGCCCTCAGACGGATCCGGGGCCGATGTGCGACAGAGTGTCGTAAGCCTTGATCAGGTCAATGGAGTTATAGACCCTAGCATACCGACCGGAAGTACCGTAAGAGGTTGTGCGCCTTTTTCCTACCGGCTCCAGGCCGTGGAGGTCGATGAGCTGCCTGACCTTCGCTGGAGTGAGCTTCTTCTCCGCCGGTCCCAGCAGCTCCGAGGCCTGCGCGACAGTCCAGAGCGTGTCGTCGTTGCCCACGGCTTTCAGCCCTTGTGAGGACCACCCACGGCCGCTCATGCCGCTTCACCTCCCAGGAGACGCCAGGAGAAGCGCAGGAGGCTGTTCACGACTTCATACTCAATGGACCATCGTGGAGCCACGCCGTCATCCGTAACGCACGTGGGGTTGATGCAAAACGCTACGCCCTTTGGTGGACTCCACCGCATGGTCTGGAAAGTGCAGTAGGGGCACCTGGCTTCACCTTCCCCCGGATTGCGGGGCAGATGGTGGATGGCCTTCTCAGGTCCGAGGACGGACTCCCCACGCCTCGTCCACCGCTCCAGATGGATGACGATGTCCAGCGTCTCGTTCTCCGAGAACCCTTGCGCCAACTTGGGCAGAGCCTCCAGGGAATACCGTGTATTCTCCGGCGAAGCTCCTCGTACCAGCCGGATCTTCCCTGAGAGCTTCTGTGCCATCTGTGCTTCCAGGCGCCGGACGTGTTCATGGAGTTCAAGGACGAGGTGCGCAGCCTGCCCATGCCAGGCCGGTGATGAGGCGACCAGTTTCCCCTTACTGATACGTTCGCCATGCTTTGTTTCTGGGTAGGGGATAATCGCTTCCAGCGCGCAATAGACTTTCCACGCGTGGAGGACACCCTCGTCCAGACGTGCTCGTACACTCCCCGGCTCGTGCATGATCGCATTATACCCGGTAAAGATCACAGCAAATCAAGCCCCACACCATCCCGGTGTGGGGCTCTTTTCGCGTGTATGGGCTATCGCAGCGCCTGGCGTTCCTCGTCAGACATCCACAGAGGATCCACCAGGTGATGTTCGGCGTTGATCACGGCCTGGATCTCCGGCGGTTCCGGGTCTGACCCGAAAGCGTTGAGGGTGTCGTAGAAGGCTTCTTCCTTCTCGGTCATAGTCGTAGTCTTCCCTTCATTCCTGTGGCTGAACCAGGCCCGCAGTGAACTCCGACCACTGAGGGCCGGTCTACTGCTGCGAACCTGGTTCCTTCGTACTCTACACCTTCGGAGCGACCACCACGCGCTCGATGCCGACTCCGGCGATCAGCCTGGAGCAGCCCTGGCACGGCTCGGCAGTGACGTAGATGGTACTTCCACGCATACGGCTGGGATCCGCCCATAGCAAGGCGTTTCCCTCCGCATGGTTCGCGTGGCATGTCCCGGCTCCGGTGTCGTATGAGCTGCCGGGCTCGGAGGCTTCTGTACAAGGCCACTCCCGGCCGCAGCGGCACAGGTGGTTGTCCTGGTAGTGGAGGCCACGGGGACACTCTCCAGCAAGGCAGGATGGGCCGCCGGGAGGGGATCCGTTATACCCAGTGGAAATGATCCTCTGGTCCGCCCCGACCAGGACGCATCCGACCTTTCGCCTGGTGCAGTCCGCGCGAGCCGAGACGGCCTGGGCGACGCCTAGCCAGTACTCGTTCCACCCGATGCGCGTATCTGAAGACAAGGCTCTCCCGCTTTCGTAAGCGCCCAAGACCGGACTCGGACCGGCACCCTCCTGGCTGACAACCAGGCGCTCCACCTTTGAGCTACTTAGGCTTGGAGTGCGGGCAGGATATGCGCATATCCCATTCCCCCGTCCACGTTCGGGAGGCCTTCCCGTCCATGGCAGTAGAGGTGTTGTATCCAGTCCAACCGGCAAGACGCAAGAGACTGGACCCGCAACGTGGATCAGCTTACTGGGTAGGGACGGCAGGAGTCGAACCTGCGACCTGCGCCGTGTAAAGGCGCCACTCTGGCCTCTGAGTTACATCCCCAAGCGGCGAGCTGATCTGACACAAGTTTACAGAATCTTTCCTGGTTGTCCACACCTTATTTGATCATGAAGCGTTATACTGGGTGGTTGCCGGAACCGCGAGGAGGCCGGATGGATACGAGCGAGGACTGGCTGCGTCTTGCCACTCTTCAGCTAGCGCTCAGCAACGGTGAGCGCGATGTGTTTACCGTTGCCGACGAATACTTCGCCTGGATCTCCAAGCGAACACCAATTCGAATGACCGTGACAGCAGGTCCGGTTACCCCGCAGACAGAGGAGATTCCTATGCAGATCCACGACAACGAGCAGTTCACCCTGTCCGTCACCGAGCAGGACGCCAAGGGCTTTCCCGTTATCGACGCCGTCGAGTGGACCGTCTCCGACCCCACCGTGGTCTCCCTGGTGGTGGCCGACGACAAGCAGTCCGCCCTTGTCGTAGCCGGTAACCCAGGCTCCGCCGTCATCACCCTCACCGACGGCACCCTGTCTGTCACCGAGGCCGTAGACGTCATCCCTGGCACGGCTACCGCCATCGTCGTCACCGAGGGCCCTGCCGAGCCCCAGCCGACCGTCTAAGTAGAAGTCCCTCCCCGCCGAACAGGGAGGGCCTCCTATAACTGAAGGCCGTGTCAGGAGCTAGCACTCCAGGCACGGCCTTCAGCGCCCCTGCTAGGGGACTTGATCACGCACTGGGTTATGAGGCCAGGCTGACCCGTCGGGATGACGCGATTCGAACGCGTGGCCTTCCGCTCCCAAAGCGGACGCTCCACCAAACTGAGCTACATCCCAGTGAACGTGACAGGATTTGAACCTGCAATCTCCAGATCCGGAATCTGGTGCCCTATCCGCTGGGCCACACGTTCTCAGTAGACACGGCAGGACTCGAACCTGCAACCTCTTGATCCGTAATCAAGTGCACTATCCATTGTGCTACGTGTCCGTGGACGAGGGTGGAATTGAACCACCACAGCCGAAACGCCTGATTTACAGTCAGGTGGGCTCAACCAGTGCCCAGCTCGTCCATGGCGGAGAGGGCGAGGGTCGAACTCGCACGACCGAAGTCAGACTGTTTTCGAGACAGTTGCCACCGCCACCTATTGGCTGGCCTCTCCAAGTATGAAGTTGTGTGTGGAGAGAGCGGGATTCGAACCCGCGAGTCCGAAGACTACGGCATTAGCAGTGCCGCGCACTAGGCCATACTATGCGACCTCTCCGAGCTGTATCAGTCTACCGTTTCCCACGTCGTGGTGAGGAAGACTTCACGCGACATGATGCGTGTCTGCACGATCACGTCCGACGGGTGCGCCTTCGCGTCAGCGCCCACCATGAAAATGTAGTCCTCGTCCACGCTACGGAACTCCCACAGCGTTGTGGTCTGAGACTCCTTGGCGTGCGTGCCGCGTACGATCTGGTCATGGCTGATGGCGGGCATGAGCATCCTTCCTTGGAGTCTTACGCTCGCCCACCTGGACTCGAACCAGGAACCGTCCGGTTAACAGCCGGAAGCTCTGCCAATTGAGCTATGGGCGAAAGAAAGTGCAGGGGTCCTGTAGCCTGGACCGTACGAAGATCTTACATGAGGAGAGCCGCCACGCGGGTCACTCAAGTTGGCCTCGTCGCACCCGCGTGAAGTCGGCTGTCGTCTTCACTGGCACTGCCGTGGGACCTGCTGGAATCGAACCAGCGGCCTCTCCCTTTTCAGGGGAACGCTCTACGCAACTGAGCTAAGGTCCCTTGTACTGCGTCGCGCCGGAAAGATTCGAACTTTCGACCACCCGGTTATGAGCCGGACTCTCTAACCAGCTGAGATACGGCGCGTTACGCGGAAGCCGTCGGCATCACCGTTACGACTTCCGCAGACGTGGACCTTCCCGGATCAACGTCAGTCCCCACAGCAAGATTTGAACTTGCGACCGTTCGGTTATCAGCCGAATGCTCCACCAGACTGAGCTACATGGGGTTGTTCTACGAGCCGCCTGTCGGATTCGAACCGACGACCCTCTTCTTACAAGGAAGACGCTCTGGCCAGCTGAGCTAAGGCGGCATATTTAATTGTAGGGACGGCGAGACTCGAACTCGCGTCAGCCGCTTTTTGAGAGCGGTGCCTCAGCCAGCTGGGCTACGTCCCCGTGGGCCTGGAGAGATTCGAACTCACGTCAACTAGCACCTCATGCTAGCGCCTCATCCACTGGGCTACAGACCCTTATTCAGTTAACGTACCGTCGAGAGGATTTGAACCTCCAACATCTTGGACCTGAACCAAGCGCCTCTACCATTGGGCTACGACGGCTCGTCTGGTCGGCAGCCAGAGACTGACCGACCGGACTCTGTGCACCGGACCTGCCACGCCGAGCAGCTGTCCGGCTGGCTCCCCTCGGGGGCGATGAGAGCCAGTCCTTCAGATCCTACTGGCTTACCGCCCAATAGAACCACACATAAAGCGATCCGATTGCCATCAGAGCGCATCCAACAAGGATGACCAACATACACACCAGGAACAGAAGCACATCCAGCGCCCACTGACCCGCAGTCTTCGGCAGCTCTTCTTCCACATGCTCACGCGGGCAGTCAACCACTATGAGCTGCGCCAGCGGGATCCTGTCCAGCGTATCCGTCATGTCCCCCACCCCGGCACAACAGTTACGGGGTAGCCACGTCGCTCCCACAGGGCAACGATACCCGGATTGTCGTCGGTGGCGTGAAGGATGTTGTAATCCTCCTCCAGCTCGTTGGCAATCCTGGCCTTGAGCACCACATCCGCGCACCAGTCGCCGTCGGGCCGCATACGCACAACGGCAGGATGGATCATGTACGTGGCGAGCCACTGACCCAGTCCGGTGCGGAATACGTCGGTCATGCCGGAAACAACGAGAATGTCCAGACCGTCCGCATGATCGCGCTGGCACTGCTCCAGGACTTCCCAGTTCGGCGGACACACCAGTGTGGCGTTGTGGAAGGCGTCGAAATCCTTCTTCGGGCCTTCAACCAGGTGGCGGATACTCAGGACGTCGATCAACGTACCCTGGACGTCGTAGATCACGGCGTCCCTTTTGTCCTTGTCGTTCACCAGGCTTCCCTTCCTTTTCCTGGCGTCAGCCTACCACATTCGGATTGGGCGCTCCGCAGGCACAAGGATCTCTTCGCGTCTCATGACGGCGGCGGCAAGCTCCGCAGATCCAGCTCAACTGCTACTTCTTCCATGGCGAGATGAACGTCAGGGCGGAGGCAACTACGTCACGCACGTCGCGGAGGAGCGACTCTGCCGCCTCAGCCCGGTTGTATTGTGCCATGTACTGCCCCGGGGTGGGGGCAGCCTCATCCCGGCCGCACTCCAGACAGTCCCCAGGAGACACGCTCTCCAACGCCGCCAGCCGGATGAGCACTGCTTCCAACTCATACCGGGGAACGGCAATATGCGCGGCGTCCGGATACACGTCCAGCCATAGCCGTAACTGCTTCGCTGGGTCAATCATGCTCTGTCCTCTCGTTCATTCCTGGGGACAGAGTAGCAGGTCAGGCTACCTGCGCTTACGCCGGGCCCGGTACTTCCTGGTGGACACCGCCACGGCTTGCCGCGTCTTCTGAACAGCAGCCCAATCTCCGAGCCAGTGAGTCATCAGATCCTCCGCAGACTGCCAGAACCACTCTTCGGAGGTCATCCACTCATTCATTCGTGGCCACCTCCAGATCAACGGGGATCTCCGCGTTCATCGCCATCCGCATACAACCGCCCGCCACGCGTGAGTCGTTCAGGATGAAAGCCAGACAGATGTCCGCACCCAGATCCACCATGAGCTGGTTACGGCGGGGACCAGCGCCTCGTCCATACGTAGCCCAGTCGGCGTGGTAGCGCTCGATCTCTACATCACCCTTAGCTGTCGCCCACTCGTCCGCATGCGCATCAGCACCTGTGGGGCACGCTCCGTGGACGAGAGTGACGCGGTCTTCGGCCACACGGTACAGGCCGTCGAGTTTGCGCCAGACCATCTCCGGGAAAGGCCAGTCGCGGCTGCCAGTCACCAAAATCCGCATGCGGAGATCCTTCCAGATAGACGACGGCGCCCCCGCAGTCTCCTACGAGGGCGCCGTGTGTGCAATCTACGTGCCGTCCGGAACGAAGTACAGACCGAACGAATCCTCAGGCACGTCCAGCATGAGGCTGACGTACTGCCGCGCCATCTTCTCCGGCGTGTCCTCCGGGTAGTTCACGTGGGTCTGGGTGCTGCCCACACCATGGATGTGCAGCACCAGGCCATGTTCCCATGGCTGGGTGGCTACGGAATACACCTTGATCTCAGGCGGCATCCGGAACCTCCCACATCCAGCAGCCATTGATCCCGTTTTCCAGGCGCTCGATCTGGAGTGCGGCATCGCCAGTCAGGCCGCCGAGAGTGAAGCGGCCCTTGTGTCCGGTGTTCATCGCGCCTGCCTTGTAGCCCGCCATGTTCCATACGAAAACTGGAACGTTCAGTGGGATGTACGCATCGATCGATGTCTCCACGACACGACCGCTCATATTGGAGGGCAGGTACCCCGGCCGGGTCTGCTCGTCGGTGACGATGACGACGCGGTCGTGATTGGCGTAGTGCTTCTTGATCGCCGACGGGATGTCCGTGCCGTTGCTCTGCCCGAACGCCTCGCCCACCATCTTCAGCACGCTGCCGCCCTTGGGCACCGCGATCTCCTGGGACTCCCCGCCGAACTCCACCAGCGTCGGAGCCTGTGCCCGCAGAGCCAGTGTGGAGCCGAAGACGGCCGCCTGGTCCGCCAGTGAGATGTCCGACTTGTTGGGGGTGGAGAAGTAGTAGCCGGGGAACATGCTCGGGCTACGGTCCACCAGGATCAGGGTGCGGCCGGTCAGCACCGGGATCTGCCGGAGTGAGATCTCCAGCGCCATCTCCAGCGCCTGCGCCCAGCGCAACGATTTGGTGTGCTTGAACGCCGAGAAGAACCGGTAGGGGAACTGGCGGCTCTTCAGCACCTCGGTCTCGTCCACCAGCCGCGCGACGACGGCGTTGGCGACCTTGTTGCTGACGCCCGCCTCATCGAAGTTCCTGAGGTTCTTCAGGAGAGCGCCGTATCCCATGGATGGGATCATGGCTTCCCACAGCTTGGCCTTGTCCACCTTGCTGCCGACAGCCGAGAACGCGTCCTCCCAGGTCATGCCCGCAGCCTTGAGAGTGTCCGGGTTGCACCAGGAGTTCGGATTGGTATCCGCGCGCAGAAGCCGATTCCAGTGCACCATGTGCAGAGAATCAGGAATGTCTTCGTCCCGGCTGTGACGGCGGTCGATGGCGTGCTTGAACAGGTCGTACTGCCAGACCTTGCCGTCAGCGGGCTTCGGGTGGCACAGCTCCAGCACATCCGCAAAGCGCACTGAATGCGTGGCGGTGTCGTACTTGAGCATGGAGTACTCGTTGTACAGCCGCTTCGCCGCATCCGCCACGCCACGCTTGATCGGCTGCGGAATCTTCGGTGCCTTGCCAGGACGCTCCACGCCGTACTTCGCGAACCAGTACGCCAGCAGCTCGCCCGGCTCGTCCGCACGCTGGCAGACCTGGTCGATCAGGCGGCGGTTGGTGATCGGCGTCCAGGCGGTGAACTCGACAGGCACGGAAACGCGCGTGCCTACAGCGCCATGCTCACCGGCTTCCAGGCGCGCGTGGACAGCCTCTACCGCAAGCATGATGGGAGCGGTGCGCATGTTGCCCTTGGCACGCAGCCAGGTGAGGAAGCCAAAGACCCAGTCGAAATCCTCGACGGCCATCTGACGGATCAGCTCGATGGCACGGGCGTCACGAGCAGTCGCGGACTCGTGGAACTTGCCCTCCATGCCCAGGAAACCGCCAGCCGCCAGGAGGTACAACTCCGCCTGCGCTTCGCGCTCCCAGCCCTGTGCACCGAGCGCCGTATGCAACGTCGGCTGCTCGGTGGACGAGCGGATGGGGCTGGTCACCGCCAGAACGGCGGGCTTCATCTGAACGTTACGGTTGAACTTGGACACGGCGATCTTTCCTTCCGCACCAGTAGGTTGGTGAGCCATTACAGAGGAGCTGGCGGGGTTCGAACCCGCTTGGCTTTGAAGTGATCTAAGCCTACTCACCAGAACGCCGGGGGATCAGTCCCGACCAGCTCCATGTCAGCCCCGTTACCGGATCCCCGAGTTCAAGTCTGCTGCTCCATGTTACGTGTGCTAGGCCGCTAACACCATGAGGACTAAGCCCCAGTGGGATTCGAACCCACGCCCCGTCCTTGATAGGGAAGTAGGAGAAGCATGCGCACCGGGGATCCGGCTGGATGACAGCGTACCCGAGATCAAGGACTCCAGCGCTTCGGTTTCTTTTGCAGAGAAGTAAGCGCCAAATACGCACCGGGTACCGCTGTCATCAAACGTACCGCTAGTGGGATTTGAACCCACGATCTTCGCCTTGAGAGAGCGACGAGCTTTCCAGACAGCTCCATAGCGGCTGGTGCTAGGTCCAGGGTTCAACCCTACCCAGAAGCATGGGGTTCGCGCGGACCAGGCGGGCCCTCCTGGCGATCGACCAAGAGGTGCTTCATCGCTGGGGTACCAGGACTCGAACCTGGAATCTTCTCGTCCAGAGCGAGACGGATTGCCAATTCTCCCATACCCCACTAAGAACCGCTGACGGGAATCGAACCCACACTTTCACTTTGGAAGAGTGACGCGCTACCACTACGCTACAACGGCTTGTTACTCCAGACGTTTCCGTGATCTTCTATCACGAGATCGTTTCGCATTAGCGGCACGACACTCATCGCAGTGACACCCGGCCTCATATCGCCGACGCGTGCCATGGCCGCCCCACCCAAGCTCATTTTTAGTTTTCTCCCAATGACAGGAACGGCAGAGAACTTGGCATTTAGCCAATTCAACTACTCGACGTTCTTCCGACCATGACCAAACATTGTGGCTGATCTTATGTGCGGCGTGTATGTGATCCAGCTCAAGATCATCATCGCTACCACACTGCACACATACCTTGCCTGAGAAGAATTCTGACCTAATCGAGGCAGCCCGCTCACGCGCATGTTGACGCCGTTTATCCACATCTTTGTACGGCACTGCCAGAGTTCTCCCGATTGAAAGGCCGCCGAGATAGGCCGCTACTCTACGAGGATATGATCATGTCCGAGATCAGAGCGGAAACTGAGTGCTCTACCAGTTGAGCTACAGGCCCAAGAGCGGGCCCGCATGGAGTTGAACCACGAAGGAACAGCGTCCAACGCACCGGACATGACGTCTGTGTGCCAGAGTTCAAGGCATCGTCGGGCTTACTCACATGCTCTACCCGCTGAGCTACCCAAGGGGACTACCCGAGGGACAGGATTCGAACCCGTGACCTTGTGACCCAATTGAAGGATCCGACGACTACGCACCTGGCACACGATTCAGTTTTCAATGTTCAACGGCAGAGATCAAGCTGACCAGCGGGTGTGATTTCATCAATTGAAGTACCCGCCAGATCGAACGCACCTGCCGAAGTCTTTACTGAAGATATCGCCCGAGTTCAAATCGGTTCCGCGTTCGTAGGTGCTCTGCCAACTGAGCTACAGAGGAAATCTCTCTCCCCCGACGGGACTCGAACCCGTGACCACCCCATTAACAGTGGAAGAATTCGAAACCTGCGCACCGGGCAACATCTTCAGTTAAGTCGTCCTGTTGCCTTGCGGCTTCAGTGACTACACACTAGCACTGGCGGGCTTCTCGTCCAACACTTTAGCCTCAACCAGTGTGACAGGAGGCTTCCCCAGTGGGACGATCTTCAGCACCCCTTGCGTCTGGACAGGGATGATCGCCCTGGTGATGTCCTTGATGAGGATGTCCTGGAGAGTCTTCTCGTCCAGCTCCGGCATCAGCTCGTCCACCGGCTCCACGTACTCGGGAAGCTCGTACGCCTGGTGCACGACCTGGCGGGGAAGGTAGTCGGCTGGGGCCGCCTCCAGCACCTGGATCCGGCTGCCAGCGACCTCCAGCGCGCGCTTCAGGTCCAGGATCTCCAGCCCGGCTGCCAGCAGCTCGCCTTCACGGGAACGGATCTGTGCGCGGAGTGCATCCTGACCCTGGATGAGGCCCTGGATCTTGGTGAGCTGCTCCCGGCAGCTGGTCTCCACCTGCTCGATGACGGCGAAGAGCCTGAATTCCCCGTGCTCCTTGGAGAACATGTGGACGATTCTGATCCAGATCAGGCGGAACTTTCCAGGCCGACGGTGAGCACCTGTAGCGAGCATCTTTCATTCCTGTTCTACTTGGCGCAACTTTCTGCGTGCATGGTACTGTCGCGCCCGTTTCGCTCTTGCCTCCGTGCACGGTGCACAACGACATCCCACATTGTACGTACTTGGCTGGCCATGAAGAAGCCACCCGAAGTCACTGCAAGTCTTGTCCCGGTGACATGCGTGGCACAAAACTTGGCACTTCGATAGTTCTTCATTCATGCGAGTCAGAGACCACGACCACACATTGTGCGATACTTTTTCCGCTGGGTTTATGTGATCAACCTCAAGTTGATCAATTGCCCCACAATGAACGCAGAACTTTTCCAGCATCCAGTCAGCGCGTCGTCTGGCAGCGCGAATTCTTTGATACTCACGCTGCTTATCTGGATCCTTGTACCCCATAGTGGCGGAGGCAGGGCTCGAACCTGCGACCTCTGGGTTATGGGCCCAGCACGCTACCAACTGCGCTACTCCGCGAAGGCCAGAATAGCTCAGGCGTCATGCCGGGTCAAGATCATCCTCTTCGTCCTCACTCAGATCGATTGCGGAAACTTCAGGCCCAGGCACAAGAACGAGTTCCGGTCCCTGAGCTGCCGCAGCAGCCAGATTTCGGAGCGCTACGTCCATCCCCAGCTTGTCCGTATACCGCCGGGCCAGCTCCTTGTCCGTGCACCCGACGGCGGTGAGCATACTGCCCACGCAGCCCAGCATGGTCACGATGTTGTCCACGAAGGAACTGCGGTTGTCTTCCCATGCCTTGCGCTGAGTTTCCTCATGCATTCCATGGGAGGGGACGTTCATCCGCGCGGTTTCCATGGTGTCCAGCGCGGAGTGCATCTGCGTCAGAACGTAGCGGGACATCTGGTACGGGTCACATGCCAGCTCGCGGTGGTCCACATCATGCTGAGTCTCTTGATGCATACGCTGGGTGATGAGCCAATCATTGAATTCCACGGACATCCCTTCCTTGCGCCCTAAGGACACGGCGCCCACCCTATGCAGGGCAGGCGCCGTTGTCCAGACTTCTTCTAGTACGGCAGGGCGGGTGCGTTCTCGTCCGCCGACATGTACTCCGAGGTGGTCGGCGCCTCGTCCACCGCGACAGGTACCGGAGCCGGAGGAGGCGTCTGAGCGACCAGCTGCGCCTTCGGCTGAGCCTTGGGCTGCGGAGCCGCTGCCATCACCGGAGCCGCTGCCGCCCCACCGAGCGGCGGCATGACCTTCTTGACCTCGTCACGCTCTTCGTCGTTGAACGAGCCCTTGCCGACCTCGATGCGGCACACCTTGCCGACCAGCGTGGCGGCCACCACCTGCGGCGTGGGGTTGGTCTGGAAGAACTCGGCTGGGAGGCCCATCGCCTTCATCTCACGGAAGAAGAAGCCCAGCGCCATCGGGCTCTCCGGCGAGATGGTCATGTTGTTCTTGATCTTGCGACCCATGTGCGGGCCGGTCAGGATCTCGTACTGGATGGCGAACATGTCCTTGCCCTTGCCGGACTTCTTCGCCTCCACCGCGAAGACCTTCACGTCATAGGGGCCGTTGGGCAGGAGGGAGAAACCGGCGTCTCCCGCTGCTGCCAGCAAGTCCGAAAAGCTGATTGCCGCCATGTCAGGCCACCTCTTCGTTCGTCATGTCTCCGCCGCGCATCATGTGCAGCATGTCTTCAATGTTGGGGTTGTCGATGAACGTCCCCAGTCGGTCCCCGCCACGTGCTCCCGTGGCGAATCCCGGTGTCGGACCGATTAGCAGCCTGCGCACCGGCTGACCCATGGCGTCATAGACGATCTGGAGATACGCCAGCACATCCGGCACGTACGGAGCGGTGTCCGACAACTGTCCCTGGATGTAGGGGATGTAGACGTTGTCGCGCTGGCGCGTCATGGCAATGAACATGACCACGTCCAGAGGCTTGACGGGGTTCCTCGTCAGGTCACGGAAACGACGGACGGTGGCGTAGACATCCCGGAAGATGACACCCCAGTCACGAAGCTCGGGTGCGTTCGTTCCGGCCACATCGTCAATCTTCCGGGACTGCGTCTCGCTGAGTGAATCGATAATCACCGAGCGGAACCGGTGCTTCCCCGACACCAGGTATTCCAGCGCGCGAGTGACTGTCCGGTAGTCCTGCACACTGACAATGCAGGTGTCCCAGGTGCCGTCAGCCTCTGGCGGTGCGTACTTGTTCGGGTCCCAGAAGACCTTCCGTGACGCGAGATGCGACGCGCCCATTTCGGAATCCAGGAACAGGCGTGGCGCTGGGGCGGTCTCCCCCAGTGAGGTCTTCCCGACCTTGGCCAGGCTGTGGACGAGGATGGACATACCTGGCTGGCTAGTCATCAGCTTCCACCTTGAATCGCGTTACGACCTTAGTTATCAATGGATCGTCGTAATATTTCATCGGATCTGTGGAAATGAACTGCGACTTCATGGCGTCCCCCGCACGGGATCCGTCATCATGCAAGGAGCACACCTTGGAGAACGGACACATCCATTCGCAGCGCTCATCCGGATTCGGATACGCCACGTACCGGTGGTCGGTACCCATCGCTAGCTCGTTATGCATCCGCTCCATATCCACCAGCGTGCCGATAAGGCGCTTCTGCATGGAGCGGTGGTCGTCGGTGTTGTACGAGACCTCAAGCTGCTCGTAGAACGGGCCGGTGGCACGCGCGGTCCTTTTCGAGCGCAGCAGCATGTTGTACAGGCCGCCGTCCACCCGGATACGTCCGTGACCGCCGCCCGTGTCCAGCAGCATCAGCAGGCTGTACAGACGCATCTGCTCATCACGGACGAGACCGTTGGCCTTGCCGAGAGTGCCGACGGTCTTCCAGTCTCTGAAGAGCAGCGCACCGTCCATAGCGCGGCGCACAACCTGATCCAACTTGCCCTTGACCGTCACGGTGTTACCATTGGGCAGAAGAACAGGAACAGATACGACAGACTCGGTTGAGACGACCTGATGGTCTTCATCGATGCCCTCTTCGGCTGCCCATTCCAGGAAGCCCGAGACCATGACAACGGCTAGCTGACACTCCTTGCGAAGGTCTTCTTCGTAGTCCGGCCGCTCATCGATGACCAGATCGTAAATGAATCCGAGCGCGTCCAGCGGATCGATGTCGTATCCGTAGTACGCCTCCAGGGCACAGTGGATCCGCGTGCCCAACTCCCGTGGACTGGCCGGGTTGGTGGTGCGAGGGTCGCGATCCCAGCGCTCGATGTACTGGAAGTAGTACTTCCGCCTGCATTGCTTAAAAACGCGCATACTTGAGTTGCTCACGACAAGGCTGGTCTTCGGCACAACAGCATCAGTCACTCGGCCACCACCCAGTCACACGGGCCCTGGCACATCCAGCGGCGCAGCGACATGCCCTCGCGGAGCTGCACATCCACCCAGCGCGTTCCAGCGTTACCGCAGTTACGGATCTGCCGTTCCTCGCCGACGAACACAATGCCCTCACACCGGTCCGGTGGAAGCTCCATCTGCCCTGGAACCTGCTCGCTCACTTCGCCCCCAGCAGCTTCAGCAGAGTTGGACCGTCCCGCACGATCTCCTCCATACGCCGTCCCTTTTCCAGGAGCACCTCACGCTTGTGCTCCTCCACCGTGTCCGGTGTGACCTGCTCGATGTAGCGAATGCAGTCGTGGTGCTCCGAACCAATGCGGTCGATACGTCCACGGCCCTGCATGTTCTTGACTTCGGACCAGTCGTTCTGCATGAACAGCATGGTGTTTGCCCGGGTCAGCGTAATGCCTTCCGCACCGGCTCCGAGCGTCATCAGGACGACCCGGATGTTCCCCGCCTGGAATCGCTGTACAGCCTGCTGGCGTTCGTATGCGTTCTGTGCCCCCGTGATAAGCCCATGGCTGATCTTCAGCTTCTCCAGACGAGCAGCAGCCAGCTCGATCAGCTGCCGGGAAACCGCAGCGACCACCAGAGGTTCTCCGCCCATCTCTTCCAGCAGGTCCACCATATCATCGACCTTCGCCGATGGGGCGGTGAGCTGGACCTTTTGTTCTTCGTACTCTTCCGTGCGCTTCTCGGTGACGATGTCCCCGTTCTCGTCCCGGAGATAATCAGGGACTGCACGGCCGTTCGCGTCAACGAAATCACCCGGGAGCCTCACAGGAGTCTCCACCGTTCGCGTCCTCTGCACCGTGATGATCTCAGCAGAAGCTGCGGCGAATTGCGCCAGCCGGGTCAGCTGAGAGAGCGGATTCGGCGCGACCAGGAGTTCGTTCAGGTTCGCGATCATGTCGTCGCGCATCTGGGCGTACGCCTTGGCCTGCTTCGGCGACATCGGCGTGTGCCGGTACTGCGTCGGCAGCTTCGGCGGGAGCTGAGGCAGCGCGGCGGCTTTCGGGATGCGCCGGATCAGCGGGTCCACAGCCTTGCGGAACTCCGCTTCGGTGTGCGGATTCAGCCCGAGGACCTCCATGCCGCCGAAATAATTCATGGACGTGGCGGCCCACCGGTTCAGGAACTTGGTCTTCGCCGGGAACCACGTGGGCTCAATGGCGTGCAGCAGGGACCAGAGGTCGCCCACATCCTGAGAGATCGGCGTGCCGGTCATGACGATGCGATTGTCCGCCTCGTGCATGACTTCCCAGACGGCTCGTGACTGCGCCGCTTTCACATCCTTGATCTTGTGCGCCTCATCGGAGATCACCGTCTTGAAGCCGATGTGGTTCAGCTCCTTGAGCGTGGTCTCCTTCTCGGTCAGCGCGATGGAGCCGTAGCCAGCCAGCTTGGAGTGCAGCCGCATCGACTCATAGTTTATGACGTAGATCTGGGCGTCGGTCTCCAGCTGCTTACGCCGCTTAACTGCTCCGCCATCCACCACCTGGACTGAGAACTCAGGTGCCCATGTGGCCAGTTCATCCTGCCAGGTGGCGAACTTCAGCGAGTTCGGGCAGATGATCAGCGCCGGGAAAGGATGCTCGTTCTTCTTCTGAAGCATCTGGAGGAAACGGATGACGACACCCGTCTTGCCCAGTCCTGGCTCGTTTGCAAGAAGCGCCCGCCGGTTGGTCAGCAGGAACTTCAGGTCCACGCGCTGGTAGTTGTAGAGCTTGCGGTCGCGGTCGGCTTCCAGCTCGTCCAGCAGCGGGAAGGGCTCGTCCAGCTCCAGCTGATCGCGCATCCGCATAGCCGGTTCGATACGAGTCCGGTAAAGCTCCCAGGACCACGCCGCCAGCTTCTCACCTGCCGTGAACGTATCGCCGTACAGACCGCGCAGGGTGATACAGCTCGTCCAGCTCAGAGGTACGCGCCAGCGCTCAGCGTGTGTGTCGTAACGCGCGCCGGGAACCTCTTTGACCAAGTGCCGGTCATGGAAGTCAGTCTGGACGGAGATTTTTCCGTCAACGATTTCGCAGAAGGGCACACCGTCTCCCCGCTATGCCGCGTCCTGAAACGATCACCCGTTCAGGCGGTCAGTGTACAACATCTTCTGTGCTGCGGAACAACAGGTCATGAATGTGCTGGGGAAGGCGGCGGCTTTTATGATTGCGAAGCATATCCGCGAGCAGATGACGGGATGCGTCTACAGCGTGCCCGCCTGGCGTTGGCTTATGCCAGCCCAGCGTTTTCAGCTTGTTGACGCTACCGAGCTTGCGCATCCCCGAGGGCACCAGCGGCAGCATCTGGATTCCGTAGTCATGGCACAGCCACTTCACCATACCGATGACTTCGAAGCTGTAGCGCGGCGTCCCCGTCCTGCCGACCGCCAGATAGTCCTCGCAGCCGATGGCGAACTGTTCCACCGGAATGGCTGTCGCTACAGCCTGGATGCGCTCGCCCATGCCAGTGAGGTCTTCCTCGCCGCAGACGAAGGACTTCGCGATCCAGTCGTATGCGGCCCATCCTGAGGATTTTCCTGGATCTATCCACATCACGAACTGGGGATCAGATGTCGCGAGGGGCATACAGTCGTTCCTCGATCTCCTGCGCGCGCTCGACCGACTTGTACGCCATGACGATCAGCGCCATCCCGAGTTCCCTGGCCTCCGCATTGCTGAGGAAGCACAGGTGTTCCGCCAGGAAGTAGACCTGACCAGTCCCGTTGACCGACTCGTACCCGACGACAGCCTGCCCGTTCAGGACGGGTTCGGTGTTGTAGTTGCCCACCTGGAATCAGTCCTCCTGATCCAGCGGGATCCCGGCGAGCATCCTCATGACAGCGGATTCCGGGAAAATGCGCATTCCGCCAGCTGTCTTGTCGTGGGGGAGCCTCCCTGCTTTG